CAAAAATGGTTTAATCTCATAATAGTGCTTGATAATCGCTATGTTGATGTATTTATTGATGGGAGACGTTATATAACTGGTCATTTGCCAAGTGTGCCGTTTATTTTCAATCGCAACCTATATCTAGGCGAAACAGATAATAATTTCAATGGTTATGTTGACCGCGTTAAATATTTCAACTACAGTTTAAACGAAGCCGAGGTAGCCAATCTCCAATGAAGCCGAGCTCCAATAATCGTATAGCCATATATATTATATCAATTAATAGTATAATGAAACGCAATATTCAGAAAGGAGGTTCGACACAAAGTATTATTATTATTGTAACCGTAATAATATTGACTCTAGCCATATTCGGCGCATACAAATACTTTGATTCGTATAGTGTTAAAGGCACATTAACAAAACAATTTTTACCCTTTATCCACGACGCAAAACTTGCAAAACGCGTCAATGAAGGAGCCATACCGACTTCTTCACAAGGAAATGAATATAATATCAATCTATGGATTTATATCAACGACTATGTCTATCGCTATAAAGAGGATAAAATCATTATCCAGCGTGGCAATAATAATAATTCTAATCCAACCATATTACTTACAGCAAACACAAACACCCTACGAGTTATTACGAACGTAGAAACTAATCTGGAGGCAGAAGATGAAGCCGACGAAGTAGCCCTTGTGAATATATGCGACATTCCTGATATCCCCTTACAGAGATGGGTCAATATCAACGTGTCGTTAAATGATAAGATTGTCGATGTATTTATTAATGGCAACTTATCAAAAACTTGCCTCGTGAATGGTTATCCTAAGCCTAATGTTGGCGCGATGGACATCTGTAAAGACGGTGGATTTAATGGATTTATTTCTAATATTACTTTTACAAACCGTGCTCGAACTATCACCGATATTCAGTCCGCATATAGAAAAGGTCCGTCAATTGATTAATTATCTTATGATAAATATATCCATTTAATATAAATAACATGTCGTTAAGAGATAAGTTAAATAAACTTGTTAATTCAAAATCTTTATCAAATAAAGAAAACATGGCAGTTAATTCAAACTCATCTTCTACCAATAATAAACCCGCGGCGAAAGCAGCTTCAAATAACACCAAATCGGCTGAAGTTTCTGCGACAAACACAGCGGCGGAAACTAATGTGAAATCCGCATCGAATAATAAAGCCGCATCGAATGCTACTGCGAAAGCAGCAGCGAATAATAAAGCAGCAGCGAATAATAAAGCGGCAGCGGCAGCAGCAGCGAATAATAAAGCGGCAGCAGCAGCAGCAGCGAATAATAAAGCGGCAGCGGCAGCGGAAGCGGAAGCAGCAGCAGTAGCAGCGAATAATAAAGCGGCAGCGGAAGCAGCAGCAGCAGCAGCAGCAGAAGCTACTGCGAAAGCCGCGGCGAATAATAATAAAGCAGCGGTATTAGTACAGAAACCCGCAGGGGCATCATTTGGCGAAAAGGTTTCGGATATTTTTACATCGGTAGACCTAGCTTCGAATATAATTAAACTATGTATTACGGTGATAGTGATACTAATACTCATTGTTATAGGCAATATTGCGATGAACTTGGCAGGTAATTTCCGCGATTCGCTATTGTATATGGCGGCCGCCATAGTTATTTTTGCCATCAGCGAACTATTATTGCCGAAATTTCTGGGAGATAATATGCCCGTTCAGATCGCCAGCGTGGTACTTGTTGGTCTTGGAACATTGGCAGCCCTTATTTCCCTCAAGAAACTATTCGACTATTTTAAAAATGGAAAAATCAACTCTCCCTGGATATTAAGAGGCACCAAAAGTGCCAGAAATAGTCTTGTTATTCCACAAAATCCCAAAAATCCCGAAACGGTTATCCTATATCGCTCCGACAACGAAAATAAAGGAATAGAATTCACCTATAGTTTCTGGATGATAGTCGATAATTATGGCTATAAGGCCGATGAATGGAAGCACATCATGCATAAAGGAGATAAAAACGCAGAACCCAATATGTGTCCTGGATTTTGGCTACATCCAAAAGAAAATACGATGAGAATATATTTCAATACTATGAAAAATATGAAAGAACATGTGGATATTAAGGACATTCCATTAAAAAAATGGGTCAATGTCGCCATTACAATTAAGCAGCGAATACTTCAAGTCTATATTAATGGTAATATGAAACGTCGCCACGAATTATCATCAATCCCACGCCAAAACTATGGCGAACTATGGGTTAATCTCTTTGGCGGATTTGATGGCTTTATTTCCAAAATCCGCTATCACCGCCGAGCACTCCATCACTCTGAAATAGAAAAATTAATAAACGATGGACCCTCCAAATCAGCATGTGTTGATTCGGGTTCTATACCACCATATCTAGATGATGACTGGTGGCTTAAACGTGATGCTTGACATTCCGTGTTATCGTTATCCATAAAGCATTGATTGCTTTCATTATTGGCCGCTAGACGTTCTATATCGGCCGCCATGCGACATATATCTTCGGCCATCGCCTTCATATTCGCATTAACATTTATTTCCATTTCATCTATTTTTTCATTTAATAGTTGAATAGATTCCTTATTAGTATCTATTAGGTGCCATACTTCATTATTATTATTCACTAACGAAATTGATTCATCGCCGATATAGCGTTGACGCGGAAATAAACAGTTACCCATAATATACTACAATATAGTTGCAGTTTATTTATAAGTAAATTCATTATCTATCCAATGGTTGATAAATTCACGATTCTTGGCGGCAAGAACACAATCTATATCGTCACCAATTTCTTCAGCATCTAATTCATTATCGATAAAAAAAATATCTTTCTTGTGTTTTTGTACCGTTCTCTTCCAATATTTTTCTAAAAATTCTGTTTTCGTTTTAAGAAATTTTAATATAACCCGGGTATTCTCAACAAATTTATTTGGCTTTAATTTATTTGTTAGACCATGATATCCGAGTATAGCAAATGTCTGGCAAAATCCATGCGTTCCTTTACATTGCCATTTTTCATTATAGGAATCTGCAATTTGTTGGCTCCTTGGATCTCTATAATGAAAATGGCCAGATTTATTATTGCCAACAAAAATAACACCTTTATCTGTATCCCTGATATAAGTTTGCTGTTTAACATAACTGATAGGCGTTTGTATTTTTTTCATAAAATCGTCGGAGCCAGCAATTATTGCCAATAAAGCTAAAAAATTGGCATATCGCTGATAATCCTCATTGCTACCATCAATACCTAATTTAGGACATTTGTGGGGTAGTGGCAGAGACATTATATATAATATATAATATATAATATAATATATATATAATATAATATATTATCATTTCAATATCTTTAACGTATCGGCTGCCCGCGTGACAGCCGTATAGACACATTCTCTCGCATCGTTGCGATTATTTCGCACAATATCCTTCAAATCAACATATACATTGTCATAGGTAGAACCTTGAGATTTATGAATTGTAATACAATAGCCGTATCCAATATCGGCAAAGAGATCAATATAATATTTATAGAAGAATTGCCATATTCTTAACATAATAATTCTATTAAATTTATCGTGTTTTCCATCCAGATATTGCTTCAATTTCTTTAGCCGACTTTCAATATAGTCATAGATTTCACTGTATCTTGGTTCATCATCTGGATCAACCACCACAATGTTTCCCAATAATCCATTAGGCTTAGTAACACGTAGCACCATGGTTTTAATCTGAAGGTGTGCCGTATAGGCAATCAGTTCATTAAGAATTACCGACGCCTCAGGACTACTTTTTATCGTTAATTTATCGTCGTTCAATTCACACCGACACATCGGGCAACAATTGTTTTTCTCCATCCACAATTTAATACACGATATGCAAAATAGATGACCACATCGGGTTTGACTCATAATATCAATCACATCGTCATAACATATAGGACACATCTCCTTATCTATGGGTTTAATTTCCTTTATGGCAGAGACGATGATTTCTTTATCCATTTTAATTTTAAGGTTTAGGATATTATCCATTGGTAATTGTTGGAAGCTATGGACGGTTTTTGTTATAGATTTAATGATGACCATTTCACTAGTGAAGAACCGTCCAATGTTCCCATCATCAGAATATGGGCTATTGAATACGATTTTATCGCTTACGACATATTTTTCATTAGTATCAAATAGATTCTTGCGTACACTATAATTATAATTGCGACAAGTGGAATTCGTATAGGCCAATATAATAGAATTTTCTACATCGCGGCAATATAATGCCAACCATTCCTTTTTATCTTTCATAAATACTACTTCGTCACCAAGTTCCTTATATTGGACGCGTCCCTGACCAATGATACTACCAGCATATTTAACGATATCATTCTTATAGCGTTCTATCGTTATTAATTTTGATATAGGATATCCTCTGGAAAATACCGAACTCTTATTTTCATTAATTGGCGGTAATTGATTTATATCGCCGACAAATATTATTTTGATTTTTAACCCCCTAGTGGCATTATCTAATTGATCTAGCATATAGCGATTCATCATTGAGGCTTCATCGACAATCACTATATCTACATCATCTAGAGACGAGTAGTCTACATCCATATAAGTAAATTGTTGCCGACCATCGGAATCAATCTGTCGCCTAACATTTAGCAATTTATGGATAGTTTTATAACTAATACGCGGGTTCTTTAATAGCGAACATATTTTTAATACGGCAACGGCTTTATTGGTTGTTGCCGAAAATATAATTTTTTTATTACTAATATCTTTAAGAGCTTCCGTAATGAGTGTGGTTTTGCCAGTTCCAGCCGACCCCATCAATACATGATACTTATGTGAAGACTTTAGAAAATCTAAAAGTTCCTGTTTTACTATCTGTTGTTCGGGGTTCAAAGTAATAGACATAATGCTAATGCTAATAATGATAATGATAATATATTACGCTTGGACATTTCAATTTTTAAGCGGTTAAATTCATTATTTTTAATATAAATTAATAATAATAATTCAGTGTGATTATTAATATCATCGAATAATATAATGGCAGGAGGTTTATTACAACTACTCGCAAAAGGCGCACAAGACCATATCCTTGTTGGTAACCCACAAATTTCTTTTTTTAAAATCGTATATCGCCGCTATACAAATTTCAGCATGGAAACCATAAAATTGGATCCAGTAGGACAAGAAATTAGTGCATCATCTAATACAGATATCAGGTGCAACATAAAACGCAATGCTGATTTACTATCAAGTGTCTATTTTACCTTTGAATTACCAGCCATTTACTCTGGTTCTGACGCCAATTATTCGCCATATGAATTCAGATGGGTTGAAAATATCGGCACAAATATAATCGATAATACGCGACTACTAATTGGTGGAACGGAAATTGATAGACACACTGGCCAGTTTCTCAATGTCCTAACAGAATTAAGGCTAAATGAAACCGAAAAAAAAGTACACGATGAATTAATCGGCAACGTGCCAGAATTATATAACCCCACAAATACCGCCGCAACGGCATTCATCCCAGTCCTAGATTCGGCAGGACTCGGTACCAACATAGATTACATTAATAATAATAATGTCTATGATGTCTATTATG